CGTCACGAATCGCGAAGTCGTACATAGGCTCGGACACGACGCCCGTTCTCTGGTAATAGAGCCGGTCAAGTCGATTTTGGTGCGCAGTGTCTGCCTGTTCGACCTCGACGACGAAGACCCGTCCATCGGCATGCTCAAATTGTTTGATGTGAAAGGCACCGAAGACCGGGTCCGTGTTTGACTTAATGATGTTAGTTAGCTGCTCAATCGTAATCTTCTCGTTGGTGACGGGATCAAAGCCGACAGCGATGCTCCGTTGCCCATCGCGGCCTTCCGCAACGCCAATGATTAGCATTCCACCGCCCCCATTCGCAAAGGCGCTGACATCCTTAACGAACTCCTTACGGACATCACTGGACAAAATTTCGAAGACGCGACCGGATTTGTACTCGAGTTTGAAGGACTCGGCCTCTTGCTCGAACAGCGCCGCGATTTCGTCGATAGTGTCATACATGGTTCGGTTCTCCGTGGTTAGTGGCCCACACGAAATCCGTCCGACTTCTCTAGGCGGTCGGTGGTGCTGATCACAGGAATCACATCATACTTTTGCACCAAAGCGCATCAATTTTCCATCATATGAAATCCCCGAACCCCCGCGCCCGCGGTCGGTTTACGCGGTTAGCGACCGTGCATCAAAAGCGACCCATTTAGCGAAGCGGGCAGGCGGGGAGGGGGACTGCGATTTTCGGGGGCGCGGCGTCGCGCACGCACGGCCGACGAGGGCCAGAGCCGGGGCTGAGACGGGGTCTGCGGTCGCGCTACGGCCCGCCTGAGCGCCCCGTGCACGCACGGCAACGCGCAACGACCCTGACCGCGACCGGCGGCGCTGGCGGCCTCTATCTCGTCGCTGCGATGGAGGTGTGCGATATCATTTTCCGATATCGCACGATATCAAAATGTGCTATCATGGGCTCATGAAAACGAAACACGCCCGCACGCTGACCGCGATCTACACGAAGCCGACGTTGGGTGGCATCGTGTTCGCCGATATCGAAGCTCTGGTTGTCGCGTTGGGCGGCAGCATTCACGAAGGCGCCGGGTCGCGCATCGCCTTCGAGCTGAACGGGACGCGCCGATACCTGCATCGCCCGCATCCGGGCAAAGAGGCAAAGCGCTATCAGGTGGAGGATGTGCGCGACTGGTTCAACGAAATGGGGATAAAGCCATGACAAACGCAATGACGTACAAGGGCTATTTCGCTCGAGTCGAGTTCGACGGCCGCGACAATATTTTTGTCGGGCACGTGCTCGGCGTCGACGACAAGATCAGCTTTCACGGTGAGACCGTCGCGGAGTTGACGCAAGACTTTCACGCGGCGGTTGATCACTATCTCGACGAGTGCGCGCGCATGAAGCGGAAGCCGCAGAAGCCTGCATCGGGAAAGCTGATGTTGCGCCTCAATCCGGAAACGCATGCGGCCGTCGGCGTTGCCGCGGCCGTCGCCGGCGAGAGCGTCAATCAGTGGTCGGAGGAAGTGTTGGGCCGGGCTGCCCGTGAAGTGCTGGAACGTGCTGCACACGCTTGAGCGAGGTTAAGAACATGACCGACAGTGTGCAGTCGCAATCTTCGGCTTGCTGGGCGCGGATGTTATACACGCTGACCAATTGGGGGTTCTTTTTTGCGGGAGCGGCGAACCTTTGTGTCGGCACGCGCGCCGCTATCCATGGAGATGTGGCGAGTGCCGCGACGTCATTAACTGCTGGCCTCGTTTTGTTCTTTTCCGCAACGATCGACCGCTTCGAGTCACTCAAAGGGCTCGGTGTCGAGGCAAAAACTAGTCAACTGGCTGAGAAAATCAACGAAGCTGATGAGGCGCTTGACAGACTCCGCAAGCTGACTGAGGTGACAGGAGCGGCCATCGCAAATATTGGAAGCAAGATGGGGCGTTGGGATTCGGCTCTTACGCCACAAGCATCGTACGAACTTGCACAAGAACTGAAGGCCATGATGGTGGCGAACGGTTCTGACGAAGCCACGATGCGGAGAGCCCTAGAGACGTGGGTCAGGATGACGTGCCTCGATCTAGCGCTCGCGATCACAGTGCCTCTGCTAACAGAGGTGCTTAAGGAAATAACGCGATTGAGGAACGTGAACGATCCTACCGATCAGGTGCGCATAGACGAATTGGAGACGTTCCGTCAACGTCAAGGAAAACTTTCGACCTACCAGGTAGACGATTATCCGGAGCGCTTTTTGCGCCTGCTGCACGACGCGCCCGACGTTGGTAGTGCAACGAGCGATGCGAAAAAAGCAGCGGCACAGTACGCCGAGGAAATGAAGAAGCTTAAAGAGGACCTTTGTTTCGCGGACCCTGACTCTTGCATATCGCTGATAGAGAAAAGTCGCGGGAGCCCGTGAACGGGCGCAGCGAACCCCGCGCCCGGCCGTGATGTCAACCGTTTCAAAACGGAAGGTCTATGCGCCGATGGCGTAAGGATCGAACCGGACAATCTCGTCGCCCGCCCATTCGTTGAAAGCCATGAACTGCGCCTGTAGCGGAGCGATCTCGTTGCGGCCGAACACGCGGGCCGCTGTATCGGCAGCACCGAAACCGCCCGTGTTGCTTGGTACGATGCCGAGCAATTGCGGCGGAACGCGATGCGCGGCGAGCAAGTCGTCGCGCGTGATGTTCTTGATGTTAAAGAACTCGTCTTTCGCGGCAACTTCCGACACCGGGATCAGCTGCATACCGTCCTTGTTCCCGCCCGGCGCGTAGTAGAACAGGTTCCGGAAATTGCCCGGACCTTTCGCGGTTTTCAGCGCATCGCGCAGCGAATCGATATCGTCCTGCCCGGCCTTGTCGTCGGTCAGGTACAAGATGAAGCCGGCGTGACTGCCGTTCTCGTAGTAGCGTCGGCGGAACAGCGTCGACGACTCGTTGAGCAACGCGGCGTGAAGCGAGCCGAGATATTCGGGCAGGCCGTAAATTTCCTGATTCACGTCCGATTCGATCAGATGGTGGACCGTGCCCGGCTCGAATTCATGTACGGCTTGCCAGCCGTTCGTCTGCACGTACGTTTGCAGATCGGTGCGGCGCCGCATGTACTTGGCCAGCGGCGGCTCGTACCGCATGACGCCGCCGAGCCGGTTCCGCACTGGATACTGGTACGCGTTGCCGAAGATCATGAAATCGAGCGCCCAGCGTCGAAACGATTCGCGGCTCATCAACGGATGAGGGATGAACGTTGATGCAAGCACGTTCCGTTTGAAGTAGATCGCCGACGCGTGATGCGTGCCGGACCGGAAGATTTTCGAGAGGCCGGCGAAGCTGACCGGCGGCTCGTACCACCCGTTGATCGTCACGAGCTCGGCATAGTCGAGCAATTCTGCGCGATTCATGATCGGCGTCGGTTCGCCGAACGTGAACGCGGTCGACTGCGCGGGCCGCGACGTGTCGGCTGCGTGCGGAACGTGGTTCGCGTGCTGCGCGCGCGTCGTTCGTTTCTTCATGAGTAAATCTCCACCTTTCCTTTTTTGCGTGCCGCGGTGCCTTCCAACGGCTCATTCGAAATCGCATGCAGGACGGCCCATGCAAGGTCTGCATGGCCCGTTTCCTCGCTTCGCGACGCTTCGTAGGTGACGTTTCGCCCACTCGGCGTCACGGTCTTTTTGATCGCCATAAACGCGGCGGCCATGTCGGTCCAGCCCGCGTCGAATTGCAGGCGTGCATTCCCGACCACCGACAGACCTTTGAGCACGAGCCGACCTTTTACCTCGGGCGAGTAGTTGAATGCCACGGCGCGCGGGTAGAACTGCTTCACGAGCTGATACACGCCTTGACCGATGCCGGTCGTATCGATCGCCACGTAGTCGACGCGATACCGATCGATTATTTTCTTGATGCTCGCCGCTTGGGCTTCGAAGTCCATACCGCGCCATTGGTGCTTTTCCAGCACACGGAACGGGCCGCCGTCGACTGCCGGTGGCGCAACGACTACGCAACCGGCGCTGTCGCCAGACAGCGCGGGGTCATAGCCGATCCAGACAGGCTGATAACCGAACGGTCGCGATGGTGACGTGAGCGGCTTGAAGTCCTCCCACAATTCCCATGAATCGACCATGCAGCGCTGTAGGTTCGCGAGCGTGAAGATTGACGCCGTGTCGTCGATGAACTGACACATCAACAGGTTCGCGTATTCCTCGGCGCTGTATTCCTGACGCAGTTCGTCGAGATCAAACAGCGTGCAACCGGCGCGCGCGGCATCCTCGACGGTCACGATCTGACGCCACTGCCGATCCTCGCAGAGTCGACCGCGCGATAGCGCCTTGTGCGTGACTTCGAAGTGAACGTGATCGGCTTTGGCTCGGCCGCGGTTGATGTGCGCGCCGCTCCAAAACGGGTAAGCCTCGTGACCGATGCTCGATGGCGTCGAGAAGTAGGTCTTGCGCCAGTGCTTGTGCATCGCCATGCCCGACGCGACCTTGTTTAGTTCCTTGAAGCGTGGAACCCAGAAATATTCGTCGAAGTAGAAGTTTCCGTGATAGCTCTGCGCGGTCCGCGCGTTCGTGCCGAGAAAGTACAGCGTCGCCTCGTTCGGCAGAATGATCGGATCGCCAGTCAGTTCAACGTCGGCCGCCTCGCGCGCAAACTGCGTGATGTACTGCCGGAACACGTGGGCCTGAGCGCGGCTGGCCGACAGAAAAATCTGGTTGCGGCCCGTGTCGATTGCGTCGGCCAACGCTTCCCGCGCGAAATACCACGTCGCGCCGATCTGCCGGGATTTGAGAATGTTTCGCGTGCGCTGATGGCCGTTTCGAAACCAGACCTTCTGATAATCGAACAGGGAATCGCGAAACGCTTCGAGCAACCGGTCGCGCTGCTCGTCGCTGAATTCGTTCTTCGTCGGCTTGCGCTTCGGTGCTTCGTTGCGTGCCG